GCGAATATAGCAGTACCAGTACCATATTCAGCAGCACCACGGTCTTGCCTTGCTGTACCTACAGCACTGACATCTGTGGCAATGACACCTGACGTGTTTACCAAGTTGGTCAAACCAACGAAGTTTCCAGCAGCATTTGCGCCAAATCCAAAGATGCCCTTTAGTGGCGTAGCACCAGCGAACTCAAGGCCGTTGAGCTTCTCGATGTTGTCATCTGTTCTTGTGTTTATCTTCTCGATATCCGCAATGGCAACAGCATTAAATTTTTCAACTTCATTCGCCATTAACTACCCCTATGCGTGTTCGATTACATCCATTGAAGGATTGAAATAAATTATGTCTGCCGTTATAGCTACTCCCACCCTTTGTACAAAGTCTCCATCTGAACTGGGTGCAGTTTCAATAAAATCACCTTCGGTTGTATCACTTACATAAATAGGAGCACCTGGAGTGAAGTCAAATTGGCTATCATCCCGATATATCCCAAGAAGTAATACGTTTACTTCAGCATCACCACCACTAGCATTGGCGGTTAAAGCAATCCCGATGGCTGGCATGTCTGCTGCTGCATCAGCGTGGGCTTGGTCTAGTTTTCCATTTGCGTCTATATGGACAAGTTCGCCAACAGCAAGGCCATCTAACGCCGTCATCGTTACTACGATACCTGTTCCTGTATCATCTGCTGGGGTGTCATCTGACAATGTAATATAGCCAGCAGTTGTAAGCCCTGCTGCGGTAATTGTTCCAGTGGTTGTGTCGTTGCCGTCGTTGACCAAGAAGGCATCATCGACATTCAGAGTGTTTGTTGAGAGTGATATGTTCGTGCCAGCAGTTAGTGCAGTCTTCGACACATCAATGGCGGCAGAGCCGTTAATATCCGCGTTAACTATTACACCCGAAGCAATACTAAATGTGCCATCGGTAGCTATGTCTACATCACCAGAAGGGTTTACACTCGTTGCTACGTTTGAGCCGTTACCTACTAGTATATTCCCATCAGTTAATGTAGTTGAGATTCCTGAAGCTGCTGCTTCCCACCCTATGTCACCGCTACTATCTACGGTGAGAACATGGTTATCCGAGCCTACCGTTAATTCGGCAGTATTAGCACTGCCATTGCCGATAAGAAGGCTACCTCTTGCTAAGTCAAATATGTGAGCTGCGTCAACAGAGTTATCCGCATAGTGTTCTGAGTCAATTGCGTCGTCTGCAATCTTCGCACCTGTAACTGCGTCTGCTGCGAGATGCGCTGTATCAATAGACCCATCAGTGTAATGTTCACTATCAATTGCGTCGTCTGCGATTTTCGCGCCTGTTACAGCATCTGCTGCTATCAAGGCCGTTGTAATTTGTAAGTTACCGATATGAGCGGTGTCGATACTAGCATCAGTGTAGTGTTCGCTATCAATAGCATCATCAGCAATTTTTGCACCGGTGACTGCATCCGCTGCTAAGTGTGCGGTGTCGATACTTCCGTCTGTATAATGCTCACTGTCTATTGCGTCATCAGCAATTTTGGCGCCTGTAACCGCATCATTAGCTAAGTGTGCCGTATCAATAGAACCGTCTGTATAGTGCTCCGAATCTATAGCATCATCGGCTATCTTAGCGCCCGTAACTGCGTCAGCCGCTAATTCTCCAGTTTCAATTGTTGCTCCAAGGGTATCTACCGACCCTAGAGTTGTTCTCATTTATGCAAACTCCTTACCAGTAGCTGCTGTTGCCACATTTACGATTAAGTTTCCTGTTCCGGCATTGGTAGTTGCACGTATACCCGCTACGCTACCTTTGCCAACTCCCATTGAAATGGAACCTTCCAATGCTTGGTTCTCTATCATTTCCATACTGTCGGTCCAACGAGGTATAGCAAGCATATGACCGAGTGTTGTGGAAGAGTCTAGAGCAACGCTTACTTCCCAACGTGTCCAATAGATACCTTGGGTTCCAACGTGAGCAGCGATTGCAGAGGAAGCATCACCAATATCTACAAGACTATCGGCAGCCCAAGCGGAGGGTATTGACCAAGTAACCGCACCGTCGACAGCCATAGTTTTACCGGAAGAAATTGTACCGTCTGTATCTGAAATATCTACCCAAGCTGAGCCATTCCAGTATTTAACAGTTAGTACTGAGCTAGTACCATTAGCAGCAACTACATCACAGTGAACGCCTGCAAAGGGGGTAAGACTGCCTACGTAGAGGAAGTCGCTGTTTGCTGCGGTATTTAAACTGGATAGGTCTACTACTGTAGAAGCGTCATCATCTTGTGCCGCGCTCGTGTAGTCGCTAAGGTTACCTGCCGCTGCCAATGCGTCTGTAGTTTTCAGTACGAATAGGTATGGGCAAAATCCTATTTGGGCTACTACGGCCGTTGAAAAGTTTCGAGTGATTAGGGTAGCATAGCGAGTTCCTTCAGGGAACCCGATAAAAGCTGCAGTAGTTGATAACGCTGTACCACCTGCTGCGGTTGAAGCACACCGTACTTCTCCAAAAGGTCCTGGTTTTGTTTCGGTTGCCATCTCTTCTCCTTTGGGCTATCAGCGCGTCCGGCCCTTTCATTTGACTTAGGAGAGAATTGCGCCTATTCTCTATCATCGTTGAAAGGGGGCTGCGGAGGACACAACCCCCCTTCTTGCTAGTGATTTGGTTGTAAAATAGCTTTAATCGTGCCTGCGGCGTCGTTGGTTGTATAAGCTTCGAGAGCGATAGCAAATCTGGCTGTTTCTCCACCAGCTTTCCGAGCAACCTTAGCTGCGTCATCTGTCGCTAGGGCATCACCAACAGCAATGTCTGTAGTTCCTTCTACCTTGAGGTTCTCAGTAATCAGGTATCCAGTCATTTGCATTGTGCCAGTATCGTATCGAGCAACGGACTCAACCATTACACCTGCAACAAGCTCGTTATTTGCCGTTGTAGTTGTAGTAACCGAGCTACGGGATTGTCCCGAAGAGGCGGTATCCCAAATAACAACGTCTCCGGCAGCTAGTGCTCCAGAAGAGTTATTACGAACTTTTTGAAAGATTCCTCCGGCTGTATCGAATGTGAGCTTTCGTTCAATTTTAATATCGTGTGCCATATATTTCCTCGCGAAGCGCCAGTTTTACAGTAGCTCTCTCCGCACTCCTGTACTGTAACAGGTTAAGCTTCTTTAAACCTCGGGTTCTTTAAGACTTTCTCCATTAGATTGTCTGGAACCCACATAGTTTGTTCAACAGGGCGGCGACGCAGGGACAGATAGATATTCCACTCGTCCGCTACGTCACCGCGCTCTGTAATAACTGTTCCTGGGGTTTTCTCTATTCCAGTAAGGCGGTCGTATTCCCAGCCTTGAGACCTTTTCTTTTTCATATAGGTTACTAAGGGGGTGTTGAAGTCTACTTCGTCTCTATTTGTTCCTGGTCGTACATGAAAGTACATCCAGTGTTTTATAGGCTGGGTTGATTCCATTTACTTACCGGCCATTTCAACGACGATGCCTCCGCGCATTAACTTGGTGCCATAAATGGTCCAAGCAACGATAGCGTCAGCAAGCTCATCGTGGGGTTCACGCTTCTGTACCGAGATGTCCTGCTGCATAACAAGCGCCGAACCCTCTCTCTGGAAGGCGAAGTTCTTTTTACCAGCGGAACCGTCAGGTAGGTTAGTCGTGGAGTAAACATCGTAGTCATAGATACGACCACGATACCCACGTGGAGCATCGCCGGGAACGTTTCCTATAGCACCTGCGTATAGACTGTTAATATATTTCTCTTCCTGGAAGAATGCGCCAAGTGTAGCCGGGGAAATAATCATATATCGGTCATTATCCGGGGCATTGGCTTCGTCCAAGGTGACCCGTGAGTTAATCACGTTTTGGTCAGTTAGGTCAACGTTATCGGTACCTTCGGTAGCTGAGGTGGTATCCAAGTTTGTGTATACGTCTGTGTCAACCTTCTCAGCAACTGCTCGGCCAATCTCACCTGTGTACATTTGCATGAGGCCAAGTTGAGACTGGATTTCAGCAGCGTGGTCGACCTTAACGGCCGCATACGCTAGGGTGTTGATAGCGATTTGGGTTGTAGCTTCAGTGTTAGCCGTGAAAGTAACTGTACCTGTCATGCTGGAAAGTGCTGCGCCGCTAATTTCGGCTAGACTCGGTACGTTAATTTTATCGCCGTCACGGGCAAAAGCCTCAAAACGCCGGTCAACGAGATTAGCTGCAACCAAGTTGGCGTGCAGCGCCTCAAGAACCAAAGTCGACCAATATTCTGGTACGAAGTTGGCCGCGGTTGTAATCGTTACGTTTGCCATATTATCCTCTTTGCATTAATTCTTTCATATCGTCTATGCGAAGAAGGCGTTCTGCAGGTGACAAAGCCTGGAACTCTTCTACGGTAAGTTGACGACCGCTACCTACGTTGGTGTCTCCTCCTTTGTCTGCGGAGTAAGCACCCATTTCCTCTAAACGAGCTTTCACAGTTTCTGCTACTATCTCGTCGATAGAACGTTGGTCGGCCTTCGCCTTACTCGTTTCGAGCCTTACAAGTCTTCGAGCTTCCGCGAAGTTTCGATTGGAGAACGCATCGACCGCCTTATCAAAACGGTTATCAGATTCATCCATACCTGCTTCAGAAATCATTTCCGCTATCTCAGACTGTGCTTCCATTGCCGCAGCTTCCTGCGCAGCACCTATCTGACTACGAACTTTGGCTTTCTGGAAAACTTCCTGTTGGTCGCTAAAGACCTCGGAGTTTGTCAGGACCTCAAGGATTGTTTCAACCTTGTCGCTTAGGCCCTGGACCGCCGCGTCTCCTCTGCTCTGGCGGTCATATTTGCTTTGAAGGCTTCTATATTTGCCTTCACTAGCAGTTGCTTGAGCTAGGGCTGCATCGCGCTCAGCGATTACCTGCTCGACTGTAGGGGTCTCCGCATTAGCGGTTGTGTCCTCTGCCATATCACTCCTTTGCTGCGTTTTTCACGCTTGCAATGTGCGTATTATACCACACTATTCCTGATTTGTCAAGTAGTCTAGTGAAAGTCTATTTAGAATCATATATGTATGAAGAGAGGTTATATTTTCTATATAGCCCCAAAAGTATAAACGAGCCTCTATAGTAGGGTCGAGCATTCGCAATGTTTCTCTTTGCTTAGTTCGCGCTTTCTCAAACTTCTTCCATTGTGGGTGGCGCTTTAAATTTTGTATCCGTGCTGGACTTTCTCCCATAGCTTCTGCTCGCAGTATTTGCATACGTACTTCATCAGCCATTGGCATTTGGTCTAATAATACTGATTCTAAGTCCCAATATTTTCGTAGTATCTCTATATCCTCATCGTAACGGTCCATAACTGCTCGTACAACTGGGTCCTTAAATCTAGTACCTCTGAAAGATGTAGGGCCTTTACCCATTATATAGTCAATTGGGATGCCAAGCATTCTAGATTCTTGAAGTATAGCAGTACGAGCTTCATCTCTACCTTCAAAATCTAATTTACCCGTAACAGGGTCTTCATCAAGGTCTGCTGAAAGATATTTAATAGCTTGTATATCAGCGGCAGCATCAAAGGCATCTGCGTAAATATCGCCTTCTAATTCTTTGAATAAAGCATTGCTTAAAGCAAATCTATCTCGATTAAACTTTTGAACTAAATCACGAAGAGCTTTGCCTTGTATACGACCATCAAGTATGCTACCTCGAAATTCCTCTTCCCTTTGGTTATTTATTGTTTCATAACGTCGTCTTGCTACGTCATTATACTCCTGGTTATGTATACTTTTTTCAGTTCTTAATTTTTCTAACTCTTCAATTACGGCTGGATGAGAGTCTAACATACGAATTAACGCACGGCCTCTTTTATGATGTACTGTTTGAAAGTCTTCACCTGGAAACATTTCGGCAAAAGCTTCTTTACGTCTATCCCATAATCCAGCATAGGTTTGAACACCTACACCAAAACCAGCAGGTAGTGCAAGAGCAAAACCTCTAGCCAAACCGTTTTCTTCTATTGCGTCCTCTAGGTCCTGCAAAAATAACGGGGCTAATCTTTCCTTAATTTGGTCAAAAGTGGCTAAGTCAGCCACTTCAAAATCTTCACCGAGGAATGTCTGACCTACTGCAATATCACGAACTACACCCGCTGTTGGAGATAACTTATATTGAAGAAATCTTGCTGCGATATTTAAACGGTCCTCTTTTTCTTCTTTACCTACAGAAGTTACACGTTTACCAGTAAATACTTGAGCAATTAGTTTAGCTACTTGAAGTTCGCCAGCTCCTAAGTCAATTCGAGTATTCCCAATTCTTCCCTTACCAAAGTCAGCCGAGCGAGGGTCAAAACCTATTTTTGCTCCGGCCGCTCCCATTAAAGCGAGAGCAGTTGCTGAAACTCCGCCAGCAGCTAGTAGGTCCTTTGCAACCATCGAGCGCACAGCCTTAGTTTCCCCTATTAATGATAAGGGTATTTGGAATCGGGACATTACATAAGCGGGGGAAAACAAACCTACATTAAGCGCCCCTCTGAATTGTTCAAGAGGACCTAGACTACCACGACCTGTAGCTCTGTTAATCCATCGAGCTAGGCCATCTACATCCTTGGTACCATATTTATAACTTGTACTTGTCCAATAGTTCATCTGGTTCTCAAATACATCGGCACGTAACTTATTGAGAAAGGTAGTATAGGCTCGTGCAGACCTTCCGATACCTGGTATATTATTTGCGAACTTAGACATAAATGCTTCTTCTGCATTGTTAACTGAGTCGGAAAGGAACAAACCGGCTTTTCTAGCTACTTTGTGTGTTGGCATCTTACCAATATCTTCTGTTACTTTAAGGGCAAATTGTTCATCTCCGAATGCCCTGAACATTGCCTTAGCTGCACCGTAAAATTCTTTGTAATGTCCAATAAGAAAGAAACCTTGTCGAAATGGTGCGGATAAGTCAAAGGAAGAAACTATAGATTTTGGAAGAGACAGTATATCTATTAAGCCCTCTTCAATCCTTTTCTTTTTAGGGATTAACTTACGAAGTTCTTTGCCAAGTATCGGACCTAAAGTTTTTTCCAAAGCTTTAATTTCAGACTGAGTAGGAATTTTTCCAAAGTGTACTAAATTATGTAAAGCGAATCCGGCATTCTCTCTACTAAAGAAGTCCGCTTTAGATTGGCGGATTACTTTGAGAAGTCTGTTTTCTTGGCCTAGAGTAATCCCTTCTGGACTAGGCCTGCTCACTAATGGTACTTTAGTTTCTCTGACGGGAAGTTCTCCTCTTAGTGCTCTACGACCTCTCTTCAATAGTTCTAGTTCACTAACGCCTCTTTTTTTCGTCTTTGGATTATATCTCCATTTTCCTTGCTTTACCCTTCTCCCTAGTTCTGCTGAACGTTCTACTGTTTGTTCTAAACGCGCTGCTCCAGCATCTTGAACAAACTTAACTAGTAGTTTTACTTCCTTCATATGTTCAACTACAGTGGGAGTAGTTTTACCGATTAAACGAACTGCTTTAAGGCCTAGATGTATACCCTTTAAAGGTATTGCAGCGGGAATCATCATTAACCCAATATTTAAGGCAGTTTCAGCGGGAGTATCCCCAATAAAAAATGATTTAGCTTCGCGAGCAATTCTTCCTAGTAATCCCTCTCGGCTTTCGTCAACATCTTCTTCCTCTTTATCAAACTTAAGAGGACGTTCTGAAATATACTCTTCTAGGTCCTTACGATTAAGCGAGACATTATTAATATTTTTTCCTTTAACTAGATAACCAGGAGGCTGGTTTCGTCCAAACTGATGTTTAAACTGCTCGCCATAAGGTTGGTCCGCTACTAAACTAACCTCTAAACCGCGTCGCCTTCCTTCATCTTGAATTGTAAGAAAGTCGTCAATAGGGTCTATACTAGGCTCTTCTGGTTCAGGAGGGGTCGGTTGACCATACACAGTTTGTGTACGTCTATTTATGGGCGCCAAAGATTTTTCAAGTTCGTCAATAGCTGTCAGCTCTTCTTGCTGTCCTCGAAGCATCTTTTCCCGTACTTGATTATATGAACTTACCCTAAATCTACTCATTACTGAAACCTCGAACGGTTAAATACTCGTTGTGGTTTTCGTATTGCTGCTCCCGGTCTAGTTGCTTGAATACGAGCCATAAGCTCTGCTTGACCTACTCCAGATAGGGCTGATTCAAATATCATAGCTTTACTTTGACCAGACCTTACTATGTTTCTCCACTGTCGCATATTAGGATGAGCAAGTGTTCCGGGGTCACGAACTTGCCCAGGGTCAAATCTACCACCGCGCATAGTAGACCCTCTTATATTTCTATACAGTATGTTTTGTCGATAGGGGTCTTTATCAACGTATATCGGGCTGCCATCCTCATTTAAAACTGGGTTACCGTCTTCATCATGTAGCTGTTGTTTTCCGTCAGGCGCACCCGGGTCTCCACCTGTACGCCTATTTATTATATCCATAGCACCTTGTACTTCTGATTCGGAAAGTTCATCCCTCTCTGTTGTACTCGGCCCTGCTCCGGCCGTGCCTCCCGAGAAGAATCTACTTATGTCAACAGGAGTACTTCCTTCAGTTAATGCCCCAAATCCTAAGGTAGAAAGTAATTCCTTTCCATAATCTGACTGCATAAGAGACGCAAGTGCTTCAGGATTATCAGCTATACCTTCAATGAATTTAAGAGTTTGTCCTCGAATTTCTCGTAGGTTTAAAGCTTTAGCTTTCTCCGCTGCAAGTTTTAATTCGCCCGCTGCGATATGGGTTCTAATCTCTTCTAAATCAAGTGTACGCTGCTGGAACTCTCGTGTATTTTCAAGCTGTTTCTCTTGTACTCCGATTAACCTATTGTTGTAATCAGAATCGGATTGCCACTTCTTAATATTAAAGTCGTGTTCTGCTACCCAATTCTCTTGGTCAGTTTTCCATCTAGCAATTGTTGCCTTTTCCATTTCAGATAAGGCACCTGGAAATGTGTCGAAATAGTCAAGCCACCCAGCCATGTTATCTCTATATATTTGCGATTCTTGCATATATAGAGCAAGAGCGTTATCATATTTTGCTTGGTCACTTGCGAATCGTGCTGCGTCTTGTGCCGGATTACCCGTTTGATATTTCGGGTCCTCTATATCGGGCTGTTCTTCAGTAAATTTAGGTACGTTTTTTAGAGCGCTTTCTATTCTAGCTTTAACAGCATCTTTATTCATACCTGGTTCTTCTTCATCAACCCCAACTGGCGGTACTTCGCTCGAGAATATGTCCGGGTCTGGCCGTTTTTTAGTCTCAATATACTCGCCTGTTGTGGGGTCATACTCTCGCGAAAAGTCTTCTTGTCTTGGCATACCTGTATTAGCCTCAGGAGCTGGGGCTGATGGAGGAACAATCTCTCCTGGCGGCATCATCCTTGCTGTTGGGTCAGGTTCCTTCAAATATTCATCTTTCACAAAATCCAAGATTGTTCCGCCACCGGGTACATTATGTATTAGGTCATTTGTAAAATCTGTAAGAGCTTTATCAGCCTCTTCAAATTTCTTTTTATATCCTTGATGCTCAGCATAATTTCTTGGTCTCACTGGCTCTAAGGTTCTCATCTTAGCTTGCCATTTATCTCGCGTATCTACCAGTTTTCTGTATTCTATACTATACTGTTCTCTAGTCTTTTTTGCCATTAAAACTCACCTTCCATTGTACTTAGCAAAGATATAAGTTCGTCATCTGGTAACTCTAGTAGTTGCTTACCAACCTCTTTTTCAGAAGCTTCAATTTTACCGGGGCCTATTCCAAAACGGGAGTTTACTAACTTCTTTGCTCGAATGATACCCTCTGTTGCTCGCTTGATAATCTCTACTGAGTCATCTTGTTTCATCTTAACCTCGGAGCAGTATCAGGATTTCCTGCTGGACTTGCGCTTAGGCCTAGGCGCGGTACGCCCTCGCGAGCGCCCGGGTTGCCCAAGCTATTGTTTACTCGTCGCTTACCTTCAGCGATTTGAGCACCTGTTTCTGCAATTTGCTGTTCGGTTAATGCAGCTTGCATAGCCTCTGGGACTAAACCACCTTGTGCTATTACTTGCTGCAATACTGTCTCTGCCGAAATCTGGGCAGATTCCTCATCGGGGTCAAGTCCAAGTGCCATCTTGATGTAGGAACGAACAGACATACCCTTCGCTTGTACAACAGAGAGTAATGCGGTTACTCGGTTCAAGTCTTCGGAAGGGTCACCACTATCTAGCGAAACTTCGAAATCTATATATCCTTGTAGGTCAGTAGGTTTAATCTTTCGTGGGGGTTCTGCCTTTTCACCATCGTATCCATGTACTGACATTTCATGCCCAGTTGCTCGTATCTGCATTGCAAACAATTGTATACACCGAATGAGGCATTTTTCTAATGCGTGTTTAACTGGGCCGAACTTAAGTCGAGCTTGTCCAATTAACAACGACTGCATATACCCGCCACTGGTGCCAGGCATTCTATCACCAGAAAGAACGTCAGATAAAGTAGATGAAGAAATCGAACGTTGGAGTTCCGGTAAAAATGCCCACATAGACGTATTGGGGTCTGGCGGCTTCATGTATTCTGGTGGTCTATCTGTATGGTATTCAATAACCGCAGAAGGACCGGCAGCTAAGTCGGCCGCAACCTTCTTAGGGTCTTCTTGTGTAACAACACGTGGATATGCGTGGAATCTCCACAATGTATCTAAGGCAGTCTTTAACTGCGCTTCTGACCTTAACTCAGAGATACACTTACTTAATATGCCTTGTGCTGCTTCTTGTGGTGGAGACCCTAGACGTTTGCTACCGAGGCCGGAATATGTCCATACGTATGGAGTTACTCCACGAGGATTGGGCATATCACGTACTAACTGCCCATCAACATATATCTGGTTTCGTTTACTGTCCCAGTACTCACAAATCTCAACCTCGCGTAAGGGGTTCTCTCTCTTGTCTTTAGACATACGACCCGTCGCTTTGGGGTCTGTCCACATAGGATACCGTAATCGAACATCAATAAGAGTAGACTTCTGGGTTTCAATAGAGTAGTCGTAGGGAAACTTGGTGTTAGGCGGAAGCAGCAAATTACGCGGGTCTACAGGAACACAATAAAAAGGAAAAGTAAAATCCCTTTGTGCTTGCCACGTTCTCATTGCAGCGGCAAATTCCACTTCATCCATAGTACCCTGCTTAGGCTCCTCTGGTAACGCGTCCTTATCATATACGAGTTTGACGGCTGCGGCACCTAGTAAAACCATGTCGAACAGAATTTGATTTGGGATAGGCATGTCATACGCGTCTTGTAAACGGTCTAACATAGACTGACCAAATCGTTGCTGTTTCTGAGCAAGTCTTTCCGCTTCTGCCGATGGACCAGGGGGTATCACTGTAACATTAGGTGTATCTGTCCGTAGCTGTGAACGAGCCGCTTCTACCAAACTTGAAGCTGTAGAAGGTATGTGTGCTTCTACGCCCTCTAGTGTTTGAATATCACGACCAAAGTCTAAATCATAGAACTTTTCCATCTCGTCCATATCGGAGTGCATAGCACCATAATGGCGTTCAAGTTGGGTTTTTAACCGTTTGATTTCTTCGTAGTTAGGCATATAACCTCTCCGGCAATGTGCTTAAATGTGGGCGATTAAGGTAACGAACAGGGCGTCCTCGATTAGTTCTCTCGACCCGTCCGAACTCGTGAACCAAGAAGTATCCAAGAGCTTTACAGGAATGATTATGTCTATCAATAGGTAAGTCGGTAGTGACTGCACCTGCTGCATCAGTTTTGTAAAAATAAATTCCACCTCCTTCCACAGGAGAGGGGCCAAGACCCATTTCTGAAATTAGTCCTCGGCATTTAGGGTGCATAGTCAGACGCGCCCGAGAAGTTTCAGGGTTTAAACGTAAGAATGCTCGTACACGGTCAATACCGTCTTGGATTGTGACTCTATTACTATACATTGGAATACGCGACTCCTCCTGCCATACTTCAATAGCAGAGCGGTCAGCGTGATGTTGTCTACCCGCTATGTCAATAACGGCATACTCTACGTCGCGCCACCAAGGTCGAGTTTGTGCAGCTCGAATAACTTCAGAGTGTGTCTGTCGCTGTAGGTATAGCTCGTCAATTATTCTGATATTATCTTTATCGTCTCCGGTAACCTGAATAGCAAGAACAGCATAAGCAGAACCATATCCGGGGTCAATAGCAAGGTATACCGGCTTATTACGTTCGTATACAGGTTCCGTCGTAACATGGAGCGCTACTTTAGCATCCGAGAATACACGGCCAGTCGGAGGATGTGGGACACCAGCAAATCTCTCATTAAATCGAGCCTCTGTATTTTGATTGCGTAACCGTTGAATTTCCGCGTCTTCGAACCCGCCAGGGAAAAGTGTATGGTTACTCCATGTTGGTACAGGTAAAGCAACCCCGTCATCTTCGTTGGGGCCACTCCATTGAGTAGCCAACTCGGGTAACCAACCGAGGGAAGTCTCGTAGCTTCCCGTTCCTAAGAACCATCCTCGCTTTTCTGCTGTACGGTCAGTTACGCGCCGGAATAGCTCTATAGGCCACATTGCTATCTCACATCCAACGATGCCGTCAGGTGCCTTACCCGCTATACGTCGCGTGTCCGCGCCAGTTTTAGTTTCCACTATTTGGCCCATTTTGGTTGTTAGCGAACATGGACCCTCTTTAGGAAAATTAAAACTCTTAAGCAGGCCTAGTGCATCGAGCGCATTCATCACGTACTCAAATTCGGGTCGCGCGAGTTCATAGTCTAATGATACAACCCAAAAGAGGTCACCAAGAAGAATACGACTAACCAGATACATGCCACCAAGAAAAGACTTTCCGGCACGCTCACCCCCCATGCCAATTTTAAAACGGGCGGAGTGAAAGAAAAGAGCTTCTTGTTCTGGAGATAGTTCAACGTTTAGCTCTTTCAGCGTTTGCCGCGCTCCAGCTTCCCACATTATACTGTTTCCTTATTTGTGACCTTTTCTGCTGCTTCGCTAACGTTTCTGTATTCTTGTGTTATCCTCTTGAGTGCGCTCAAATCGGACTCGTCGTCGATATCTTGCGCCTGGAATATCTTACCCGCGAGATACTTTTGCATATCTTTATCGGGGATAGGTACGTTGATTGTATTGACATGTTTGCACAAGGCGCACGTAACTTTGCGTTCCTCCGTACGAACCGCCGCCTCAATCATTAGTTCAATCATGTCGGGAAACTTTTCGGCCAGCTTAAGAAAACCGGTTTCAAATTTTTCCCTTAATTGTTCCTGGAGACGGGCTACTCTAATCTTCTGGTTAGCGGGGGAAGGCTTTCGACCTGCGCCGGGGCGAGAACCACCGTGACTAATTACATCACTCATAACGTGCATTATACCACATAATCGCAAGTTTGTCAACTAGTAAACGGAAATTACTAATTCAAGAGAAATCAAAAACGTAAACAGTTGGGAAAACTCGCTTCGCTACGTTTT